CCTAGTGTAAATGGTGTCGGTGCTAGTCTTTCTACAGTATAATTCTGTCCTTGTGTATTTAAATATTCTTTACCTGTACTATCGTAAGCTCTTTCACGCAAATGTATTTTACCTACAAAAGAAGAATCAAATGTTCTTTGTCTATCCATTTCTAATGTGGTTATATAAATGCTTATTCTTGGAGCACTAGGTATTTTGTTTTCACTATTATCACGTATAATATGACCAACTTGACGTGTGATATCGCCGTACATCACAGGTATTTGTGTTAAGTTACCTTTACCGTCTTTATAAGAGAAGTTACTAAACAACCTTGTAAGTTGCGTAATATAACGTCTTATCTGAGCATCGTAAAAATGTTGCATTAATTATCTGCCTTTGGTTTCAATGCTTTGGATAGAGGTTGACGTTCTTTAACAGTTTCACTTCCAATTATTGATGTTTTAGTATTGTTTACAAATCCAGTTTTGTGTGTATTTCTTGTATCTGTATTAGTCATTGTCATACGTACTGCATCTTCCATCTTAACCCACCTTTTCGAATCATACCTAAATAATCTATTAGGTAAAAAGTCTGTTCGTAAAAAATAATCGCCTTTAATACTAGTTGTTGGAAAACCAATACCATGTCCAAATGCTTCACCGTTAGGAGCAATACCATCTCCAAGTAAGTAACCATCATACCCACTTCGTTCTGGTGTTTGGTTAACTCTATCAGCTAATAGTCCGGCTTGACTTGCATCTAATGTATTAATATCAGTAGTAACAAGTTCTGGTTTACCTTTGTCATCTACTTGTAATGTAAATAAATTCGTTGTATCATACCCTGACTTAGGTGCATCAGCTTCTGCTTGTTGAACAACAGCATTATTAATTTGCATTTCTTGTTCATATGTAGAAAGTACATCTCTAAGTGTTTGAGCTGATCCTTCTTCAGCAGGTAAATCTAATATCTCTTTAAACTCTTGGCTATCAACAATCTGTTTTAATTTAACTCTATATAAATGTGGAAACCAAGTTTGACTAAAGCCTTCTGCGGCTCTATTTACATCTTCTACTACATAAAACCGTTTAAGTGCTACACTATAATCATTAAGTGCATGTGGATCTTTTAAGTGTGGAAATTCTATTACATCACCTGACATAATTTTTCTACCTAATGTCTGCACACTATCATTAATATGTATAGTCATCATTAAGGTATCGTTTTGTAAGAATAATCCAAATTGACTCATATCAAAGTCAACATCTTGTACGTTATAAATTCCTCGAATTTCATAGATACTAGGATCATACTTTCTATCCCTATTTTCAAGGAATAGCATATCCTGAATATTTGTTTCTTTTACAGCATCATACCGTGGTTTATCAGCCGTGGCATCAGCTTCGTCAGGATTTTGTGGTCCTAAATATTTGTGTATAAAAACGTCAGTACCGCCAACAGTGAACATCTCACTAATGTGCCTATCAAGAAATTGATAATCAGCACCGCGTTCGGGTTTATATATAGATAACTTAGGCATCGTAATAGTATTTATTCGATGGCGGTTCCCGATAAATACTAATGGAGACTAACAAATATGGCTGATTTAACAACACAAAAACAAGAAGTATTTGATTATGTAAACCTATCATTAGGTGGGGGCATGGTCGATGTTGAACTTGATCCTGCACATTACGAAGAAGCTCTTAAAAAAGCCTTTGCTAAATTTAGACAACGCTCTGATAATTCAGTTGAAGAATCGTATATGTTTATGCCAACTATTGTTGATCAGAATACCTACATATTACCACAAGAAGTTGTTGAAGTTAGAAAGTTATTCAGACGTTCAATAGGATCACGTACTGGTGGCGGTGATGGTGGTACATTATTTGAACCATTTAATATGGCTTATACTAACACTTATCTTTTAGCAAGTACAAATATGGGCGGATTAGCAACATATGAGTTATTCTCACAATATCAAGAACTTGTTGGAAGAATGTTTGGTAGTTTTATAGAATTTAAATGGAATACTACAACTAAAGAATTAACACTTCTACAGAGGCCCCGTGCTGAAGAAGACTTACTATTATACTGTTATAACTATCGCCCAGATAGCCAATTATTAACAGATTATCTAGCTGTACAATGGCTTAAAGATTATACACTTGCAACGTGTAAATATATGCTTGGTGAAGCTAGGAGCAAATTTGCCACAGTAGCTGGTCCACAAGGTGGTACATCACTTAATGGTGATGCTTTAAAACAAGAAGCCTTAGGCGAAATGGAAAAACTTGACGAAGAACTCAAAACTCAAGTTGCAGGCGGCCAAGGTTATGGCTTCTCAATTGGTTAAAAAACACTTGACAAACAGATAAATTTCTTATATAATAATACTTTATATATGAGGAATATTCAAATGGTAATTGGAATTTGTGGACTTATTAGTTCCGGCAAAGATACAATAGCAGATTATTTAATTAAAAATCACACCTTTCATAAAATCTCATTTGCAGATAAGCTAAAAGATAGTGTATCAGCAATGTTTAGTTGGAACCGTGAATTACTTGATGGTAAAACTAATGAAAGTCGTGAATGGCGTGAAAAAGTAGATACATACTGGACTAGCGAAACAGGTCGTACAATTACACCAAGACTAGTATTACAAGAATTTGGTACAGAATGTATGCGTAACGGATTTTATGATGGTATATGGGTTAGTTTAACTAAAAAGAAAATTATAGAAAATCCGCACATGAATTTTGTCTTACCTGATACACGTTTTCCAAATGAAGCAAAAATGCTATATGAAATTGGTGGTGAAGTTTGGCGTGTAAAACGTGGTAATGATCCAGCTTGGTTTAGTGAATATCAAGAACTAGGTGTAGAACCTACTGATGTACACCCTAGTGAATGGGCATGGGCACAAACTAAATTTAAACATATTATTAATAATGATGGTACTATTACTGAACTTAAAGATCAGGTACGAGATCTCCTTGCTTCCAAGTAACACCTTCTTTATATAAAATCTTACTACAATTTGCACAAACAGTTTTTAAGTTTGACGTACGAACATTGTTAAGGTTCCCATCTATATAGTAAACATGAAATTGTTCTTTATGCTTACTTTTAAATCCACACTTATCGCAAATACTTTTCTGTTTATATCCAGCATGAACCCACTTAGGTAATCCAGGCTCTGTACTTCCACGTTTAGAACAAGTTTCACAACGGCTTCTATAATAAGGAACACCTTCCTTATAATAATTAATTGCTACCGGCTTTTTACCGCATTTGCATAGGGGTCTCATAGTAGTATTTATACCTCCCCTTTTCGTACCCCTTTTGTATCATATTTTTGCGGTGTATTCCGTACCGTTTTTTGGCAATTCATATAAATACTTGTAACATGCTCAACGGGAGAACATAAAATGGCTAATTTAGTATCACCAGGAGTACAGGTTCAAGTAATAGACGAAAGTTTCTATACACCAGCTGAACCGGGTACAGTACCAATGATATTCTTTGTATCTGCACAAGATAAGAAAAATGGTGCAGGAACAGGAACAGCCGCGGGTACAACGGCGGCAAAAGCAGGCGAACCATACTTGCTTACATCACAAAGAGAATTAACAGAAACATTTGGAGATCCAAGTTTCTATACAGACACAAATAACAATCCAATTAATGGTAGCGAATTAAACGAATATGGTTTACAAGCGGCTTACTCATACTTAGGTGTAAGCAACAGAGCTTATGTAACTAGAGCTAGTCTAAACACTACAGAACTACTTGCATCAGCTACAGCGCCTGCGGCTAACCCTGCAGATGGTACATATTGGTTTGATACAGGAAATACACTATGGGGTATTTTTGAATGGAATTCAAATGCGGCTACTGTTACTGGTGGACAGAGCTTTACAAATAAAGTTCCAACTGTAATTACAGATAACACAAAATTAGTAGGCAATTCAGCAACTGGTGTACCTAAGACTTCCGTTGGTCAAGTAGGTGACTATGTAGCCGTTGCAACTACTACTTTAGAAAAAATATATTATAAAAATGCTTCCGGAACTTGGGTACAAGTTGGATCTGATGCATGGATGGCTTCAAACGCAACTGTAACAGGTACGCAAAGCAATCCAAGTATTACTAACGGTAATACAATAAGCATTAATGGAACTGTAGTTACATCAGGTGGAACTGCATTAAGTAATGTTGAAACAGCAATTAATGCCGCAGGTATTGCCGGCGTAACTTCAGCTGTAGTTGATGGTAAATTAGAAATTTATGCAAACAGTACATCTGCAAGTGACGGTTCAACTGCTGACGGTAAAATTTTAATAGCGGCAGGCGGCGGAACATTAACTACAGAAATCGGACTAACGGCGGCAACTTATGCGGCACCGGCTTTGGCTATTTCAGCACATACTAGTGTACCAGAGTTTAAAGTAAGTGACACAGTACCAAGACCAACAGGGTCAATTTGGGTTAAAACTACACAACCTAATGTAGGTGCACGTTTTAGAGTTAAAAGATTTAACGCAACAACGGCACTTTGGGAAGATATTGTAGCTCCAATGTATGCAACAAACCAGTCAGCTTTATACAACTTAG